TAAGGTAGCTTTGCTCCGCGTATTCCTTCGTTGATAGGCTAGCCTGGTCGGTATTATCTACCGAATTGGTGCCGAATATTTTCTTTAGCTCGGCCTGTTGGTTGCCGATGTTGTCGATTATTTCTGATATATGTTTTGTGTCACTCATTTATAGTTCTCCATTTTGGTGAATAAGTAACTGAGAGTTTCACTCAAGTCACCCCGGACTTTCTTAAGGTCCTGAAGCATCTCGTAGTTCTCATTCTCTTGGTCACTCGTTTGGTTCAGCTTCTCAATGCGAAGCCTTAGCTCGTAGTTCCTGTCCTGTAGCTTCTGTAACTCATCCATCAAGTCCCTGTTGCGTTGGACTAGCCCATCGTATATGCCCTCGTATGCCCTTGGGTTCTCGTATGAGACGTTAGCCTTGGGTCGGACGTATATGCGTATCTCTTGCGCTTCATCGAGCGGGATGCTTACTCGGTGACCCCACGGGGTTTTCGGTTTCGAGCCCCGTAGGACCAGGCGATAAGAGCTACCGCACTTCTTGGCGTTCTCTCGCATTTGTTTAATGGTCTTCCAACCATCCTCGTTGTTCTCTACCTTCATAAGGTAGTCGTGTTTCTGTTTCTTTATCTGTTCCATTTTTCTTTTATTGTTACCCATACTATGGCTTGTAGTTCATAGCCCTTCAGCTTGTGCATCCGTGCTATATCTAAAGTGATACCCTCCACCCGCTTGTATTGTAGCTTGGTAGGGCTTTCTTGCGTCAAGGTGATACCTTCCCGTGGCCGTGCTAGGCTAGCCCGCATATGCCACTTGTCGATGGTTACGTGGTTAGCTGACTTGTTACCTACGTTCATTGCAAATGAGTGCGTCTTCGGTGATTCCTCAGTGATATGCTCGCCTTTCGTTAATATATTCCAGGCTTTGTCCTTGTTGTCGTGGTAAGTGCATATCTTTAATCCTTTCCACGCTTTGTGGCCGTCCCTGTAGTGCGATATCATTTGTTCCGCATCGAACTTGTTACGCTTCCATTGATTGTTCGGCGATAGTGCTGAGATTACTCCCGCGGCTGTCCGCCTTGTGACTTTGTAGTCCCGTGCTAGCTTTCTTGAAAAGCGCATTGCATCGTCATACCACGTCATACCTGCGTCGATATTTTCCGGCGATGCTCGCTTGTGCCAACGCTTTATATTGTTGGCGATTTTTATGTCAGTAGTTTCAGTTAGTCTTTTCATATGGTTTCTTTGCGTGGAGTATCCACAATTGGATTAAGTCCTTAGCTCGCTCTAGATTATCAATCATAAAGCAATACTCGCTTGTTACTTTAGATGATTCTTTTCTGGAGAACTGGACTGTAAACATTAGCCTATCGTCTATACTCTCCGTGATTATATGGCCTTGGAAATTCCATCCAAGTTTTGTTTTCTTGGCAATTAGACTGAACAGCATTGCCTGGATTTCTTCATTTAGGTATTTCATATTAGTGCATTACTAATTGTTCTAGCATTCCTTCCCTTCTAGTTACTGAGCACGACCACGGGTTGTAGTTCACTTCGGCGTATCCGTCTTCCCATTGTTTTAAGAATTCGTCCATTGTTTCAATGCTCATCTTGGTAAAGCACCCGCTTTCAAATTCCACTTGGACGTTCTCGTCTTTTATGTTTACATTTATGGCCTGTATTTTTTCTTCAACAGGAATTCCAGGCGAGCCGTGCCAACATTTGGCACCTACTAGTTTGTTCATTTTTTTTAGTGTATTCATTTTTTCTTATTGTTTAATGAAGGTTTTGCATAAGGCTTCGAGTGTCTCAAAGCTCGTGCATTCCTTCAGGATAATTCCGTGTTCTTCATCGAAGTATTCCATAAAGGTTCTCTTGTCTTTATTTAGGTATTTATCCCATAGACTCCAGATTTCAAAGGCTTCATTGAATGTCTTCATACTATTGAGCCTTTCAGGTGAGTAGTAGGAGTGAATGATAGACCTAGACTTTCCAGGGTAATCGTGGATACGATCTTGGCGGGTTTCGCTTTGACCGGTTTCTTTATCTTTTCTACCTTCTTGGTAGATTTTACAAGCGACTTACTTCTTGCTCGCTTGGCTTTCTTATAATCCCAACTCCAGTCATTGGATCGGGGAAGCGTGGCGGAATCCCGCCATTGGCAACTTGAGTTTTTAGTTTTCATTTTTAACAGTTCTAGAATCTTGTAACAATTCGGAATTGAATTGCTAGCGGGCAAAAACACTACGTGCAAGTGTTCTAGAGTCGTGCCCTTGCGGTTTTCAGTAGTAGTTTTTTTTCATCTTACTAACCGCATTCAAGATAGTGATTTGTCAGATCATTTATCTATCGAATTAAAGTAGCCACCCCACATTCAGAGCTTCCTATTGGAATTCAAATTCATTTTCGTGGCTAGGCGTAACCGATTGGCATTCGGATCAAAGCGGGTTCCACTTCCAATTTGATGACTTAAAAATTGGCAAAACGTGATACTCCCATAACCCCTTTCGAAGCCCGCCTATCAATATCAAAGTCAGCGTTATAAAAGAGAGTGACTATAAAATGCGCTATTTCAAACTTATTCGTATCCTTATATCACTTTATTCTTTAGCTAATTCTGTAACATTCCAGTATAAGCATTGCTAATTCCAGGACCCTACAAAGCCCGGACTAGTATACAAATGTTCACTAAATCAGGCTACAAGGGCCCATTCAAGTAGCTGGACTAATGCAAATCCAGGTTTACTATAAGCAAAACTTATGGACAGAAAGGGGTCAAATCGTGCGTTTGAAGGATCGCGAGAGTGGTAGTTCCACTCGGAAACCTAGCCATTTATAGAGCCACTGAGAGCCCTTGCGTGCTGAGATAGATTTTTCAGCAAATTTGAAGCACAAAATGCAGTCAATGATCGTTATAAGCTATTCTAATCCTAATCATTCCCAGCATTAATTCATTCCCTCTAGCAAAAATAAATACTGCTCTTATGTTCACCCTGCCTTCCCGCGCCTGGACCATTAGCCGGGCTTATCCTAGCCAGGCCTACTATTAGCACAGCTTATAGCCTACTGGTATACTGAACAAGTGTTCACCTGTCCACGTGGCAGTAGTTGCGCTAATGCTGGCAGAAACTTGTATTAGTTTTTCTAATGGGTGGGGGTGGTCGGACTGTGGCGGGACACGCAATGTATATATATAAAAGGGACACCTTAAAAAAATAAACCTCTCATAGCCCTTACCTATGGTAGCCCTACCCTCGGTAGCCATACCCTCTGTTTCCCCTACCCTTGGTAGCCCTTCCTTGACTGCCCTTCTTCGTTATGACGCGCTCACTTGGGGTTCGCGTCACTCATAATATATTTAATATCCTTAAGGCTTGGAAACCCTATGGTAGGGAGTATAACATATGGGCTGACTAAGGTGTCAAGTAAAAAAGGCTTGACAGTTAGTATATAAGTTATCCTAATGCTGAACAGATGGAGGATAAGTCAAAACAAGAGCAACAGGATTTGATACGGCAGATCAAGGAAAGCATTCACGAGATTGCTTCCGACAAACAGATCCATAGTATCAAGAGCCTAAGCGTATACGATCCCGACAAGGTGGCAAAATTACTCTACCTATACAGCACGGGTTCTAGCCAGACTAGGCTCGTGCGTAAATACGGCTACGACAGGGAGACTGTTATCTCTGTTCTGGCGGATTACGCTGACCATATGGGTAAGTTCCGGGAACTCAGTGGTAGGATCGCGGCAAAGAACTATTTGAACCTATCCAGCCTAGAAGAAGATTTAATAGATAAAGTTCGTGACCGAATGGAGAATGACCCCGAAATGGAGGTATCCTTCCGGGACTTGAAGGAACTATCAATAGCTAAAGCTAACTCAGCCAGGGAAGCCCTCACGGCCAGGGGAGAAGCTACGCAGATTACTGAGGAGCGCAAGGTGTATACTCAGGATGAATACGAGGCTACCATACAGGCGGCCAGGGAACGGATAGAGAAAGCTAAGATAATAGATGCGGAGGTAAAGGATGCCTAGATCAATAATGGATGACAGCTATGACCCAATATATGAGCAAGTAAAGGGTATACTAGGCGAGCACTTCGAGCATTACTGCTTTATAGTAATGGATGATATGGGTGAAGTATTTTTTGATTACGACCACCTGCCCGCTGGTAGAATGCTTCTAAGCGAAGCTGGCGAGGAGATGCGTATTGATAACCCAGATGTTGAGTTCGAGTGGGAGTTCGAGGAGCTGGATGATGACGAGGACTCCGAGGATTATTATTAATGCTGATTGATTTTACAAAGCACCCAATCCTCAAAGCCCCTACGGACGAGGAGATAATCCTTCTGGGTGAAGCTGACCCCAAGCTCCTGTCGGACTTACACGAGGCTCACGAGGGTCGTATACGTGCAGCGGAGAGTGATCCCTTACGTCACGGCTTTGATCTGCCTGGGTGGGGTCGTATGCGGGATGCTATTGAAAAATACGATGAGGTCATTACCTTCGGTGGTAATAGAAGTGGTAAGACCACTGGCTGTGCCAAGATGGTTATGCAGGCTGTTACCGAGAATCAGGACGGTCACGTTGTGTGCTTCAGCCAGAACGCGGATACATCCGTG